ATAAGGCTTTGGTTTCAAATAATCCAGGTTATAATAAATTCTTTTTCATCCTTGGTGGTAAAGATTTGAATACTGAATTAGATGAGATTGAAATTGAAGGCAAAGTAACAACCAATAAATTAAAAAATGCCTTTATGAAATTTAATAAGAAGCGCCAGGTCAATCGTGTTATCGTCTCTAAATTCATTGAAGGCATTGCGGCTTAAGTCATTGATTATAAAGGGATTAAATAAATCCTGTAAGTCATTGATTCATAAGAGCATTTAGCGCTTGACTTTTAGACAAAAACCTGATATAATGGTGGTATAATAATGATAAAAGGAGTTTTATATTATGAGTAGTCGTGCCGAATTGCGTGATAAGTTTATCGATGCCCTAGTGGCAACAGGTAAGCCAGAAGTCACCAAGAGTGAAATTAAGAGTATCATGGGTGCTATTGGACTATCAAATGTTCAATGGTTCACCAAAGATGAATCCAATCGTGTTGGACGAGGTCTGTATCGTGTTCCAAACGCTATAGGCGTATCAAATAATCAATCTGAACCTATGCCTGAATTACAGGCGGTAATCGTTCCAATACTCAAGAAAAGAGAAGAAGGCAATAATCGTATTGCCAATGTGACAACCGAATTGGATCTCTCCGATTTAGTTCCAAAGGCTTATAAGAATTATGTGCCCTTTGGTAACTTTGATGATGTAGCTTCAATCATAGAATCCAATCGATTCTTTCCAGTTTTTGTAACTGGCCATTCTGGTAATGGTAAAACGATGTCAATCGAACAGGCTTGTGCCAAACTTAAAAGAAAGTTTGTGCTTGTCTCCATGACACCAGAGACCGATGAATCTGATTTATTGGGTAACTATGTATTAATGAATGGCGAAATGGAATGGCGAGATGGTCCTGTGACCACAGCTGCTCGTTTAGGTGCCGTTTTATGTATCGATGAGATTGACTATGGTGCTCAAAACTTATCCTGTTTACAACGGGTGCTCGAAGGCAAACCATTCCTTCTTAAAAAGAAGGGTGAAATAGTGACACCTGCTTTTGGTTTTACTATCTTTGCTACTGCCAATACCAAGGGTAAAGGCTCTGACGATGGTCGATATATGTTTACCAATGTTTTAAATGAAGCGTTCCTAGAGCGATTCCGTAACACCTACGAACAAAATTGGCCGCCTGTTGGCACCGAGAAAAAGATTATCAAAAAAGAATTAGAATCAGTTGGAAAGACTGACGATGACTTTGCCGAAAAACTTGTAACATGGGCTACAGTCATTCGCCAAACCTTTGAAGAAGGTGGTTGTGACGAAGTTGTTTCGACCCGTAGGCTGGTTCATATCATTGAAACCTTTGGTATATTCAATGACAAAATGAAGGCAATTGGATTATGTCTCAATAGATTTGATGACGATACCAAGACTTCTTTTGTTGACCTTTATACCAAAGTTGATGCTGGTGCTTCGATTGAAGAAATCATGGCACCTCCACCAGAAATAATTGAAGAGGCTTCCCGTCCTGACGATACGGCAGCTGAATCATTATAGTAGTAGTTCGGCACTTGACCTGTCGGCAACGATAGGTCTTTTTTATTATGTTTACCTTGAAAGGGCTTGACAATGTTTAAATTAAGTGATATACTATCATTTCGAAGTGAGAGAAGGATCACCTCTCAACCGGTTTTAATAATGAGTGATTCATATTATGGAGAAAATACGATGTCAAAAAGACAATCTAATTCTGTGAAGTCGAAAATCCTTGCTTATCTTTCAAAAGATAGCGCTTACAATACTTTAACTGCTGCTAAAATGCAATCAGTTTATGGTGTTGCAAACCCATCAGCAACAATTAATGAGTTGCGTAATGATGGTCATGCTATTTACTTGAATACACGCACTAACACAAACGGTGATAAAGTTTCATTTTATCGTTTAGGTGCGCCAACGAAGCGTATGGTTGCAGCTGGTATTGCAGCTATTCGCCTACAAGGTGAGAGAGCATTTGCCTAAAATAATTTAGGAAAAACTGAAAAGGTGTGATACATATAGGTGTCACACCTTTTTTTTATTATGAAATGGACATATCATGGAAATTCAAGTAAAAGTCGAAGAATTAAAAAAGAATAAACTATTTGTAGCAACGCCCATGTATGGCGGTATGGCTCATGGTTTATACATTAAGGCAAGTTTAGATTTACAAAATGTAATGTCAAAATATGGAATTGAAACAAAGTTTTCGTTTCTATTCAATGAATCATTAATCACAAGAGCAAGAAATTACCTAGTAGATGAATTCTTACGCTCAGGTTTTACACACCTACTTTTTATCGATTCAGATATTCATTATCAACCACAAGACATTGTTGCTCTCATGGCATTAGATAAAGATGTTATTGGTGGTCCTTATCCAAAGAAATCAATTAATTGGGGTAATGTTGCACAAGCGGCTCGTAATAATCCCGATTTGGATCCAAAAGAATTAGAAGGCTTAGTTGGTGAGTATGTCTTTAATGTTGTAAAAGGCACTCAACAATTTCAAGTAACTGAACCATTAGAGGTGTTAGAAATTGGTACTGGTCATATGATGGTGAAACGCCAAGTATTTGAAAAAATGCAAGACTCTTTCCCTAATATTAAATACAAACCAGACCATGTTGGTCAGGCTAACTTTGATGGCTCTCGTTATATCCATGCTTACTTTGATACTGTGATTGATACGAAAGATTCTATTACTGGTGGTGGTACAGAAAGATACCTATCGGAAGATTATATGTTCTGTCAAATGTGGCGTAAGATTGGTGGTCAAATCTTCTTATGTCCGTGGATGAAAACACAACATATTGGTACATATGCCTTTACAGGAGACATGCCTAAAGTTGCACAATACACAGGTAGGCTATAATGCTTATCGGTGTGGTAGGTTTCATTGGTTCAGGTAAAGGTACCGTTGGTGATTTACTTGAAGAAAATGGATTTATTAAGGACTCTTTTGCCAAACCTTTAAAGGATGCCTGTGCAGTTATCTTTGGATGGCCTCGTGAACTATTAGAAGGTGACACCAAAGAATCTAGGGAGTGGCGGGAGTTACCCGATACTTATTGGACTGAAAAATTTGGTTATACATTTAGTCCTAGATTAGCACTTCAATTAATGGGCACCGAAGCTGGTCGTGAAGTATTCAATCAAGACATATGGATTATTTCATTATTGAATAGAGTTAAAGGTAAGAATGTAGTGGTTACAGATGTTCGTTTTAAAAATGAAATAAAGTATATTCAAAGTAATGGTGGTAAAATTATTCGTGTTAAAAGAGGACCTGATCCTGCTTGGTACTCAATAGCCGAAAGAGCAAATGCTGGTGAATATGTTTCAGAATTAAAGCTTGAAGAACTAGGTATTCATCCGTCAGAATGGGATTGGATTGGTTGTAAGATTGACCATGAGATTGAAAATGATGGAGATTTGGTGCAATTAGGCAATAAGGTAAATAGCCTATTGCAATTTATTAAAATATGATGTATAATGGTGTTTGTATTTATGAAAGGTAAAATTTATTATGAAATTATCAAACGACACACTCGCAATATTAAAGAACTTTGGGAATATTAATCCCGGTATTTACTTTAGAAAAGGCAAGACGCTTAAAACGGTTTCTTCACATAAGAATATTCTTGTTGAAGCAACTATCACAGATGAGATACCATCCGACTTCGGTATCTATGACTTAAACAATTTCTTATCAGTAATATCCTTGTCTGATTCAAAAGACGATACTGGTTTTGAGATTGATGGTAAAAATGTTAGAATTCTTGCAGATAATGGCAAGAACAAAACAACATATCGCTGTTGTGAACCAACAATGATTGTTACACCTCCAGAAAAACCATTAACAATGCCTGATGCTGAAATCTCAATCACACTTAATGAAGATACATTCAATAAGATTTTAAGAACAGCTTCTGTTTTAGCTTCACCACAAGTAGCAATTGAATCTGATGGAACATTAATCAATGTATCGACTTTAGATACTCAAAATGATTCAGCACACACAAACACAATCGAAATTGCTGCCGGTGATAGTAACAAGTATCGTATGATTTTTAAAACAGAAAATCTAGCTAAAATCTTACCAGGTTCTTATGATGTTAAAATTTCTTCAAAGGGAATTTCAAGCTTCAAGAACAAGAATGTTCCATTGCAATATTGGATTTCTACTGAACAAGGTTCTAAATTTAATTAAGAGGTGATATCATGGCAGTAAAATTATTTGAAAATGCTTTCAAAGGTAATGCTTCGAATTCAATTGCAATTAACCCAGCACATGTAATGTCTGTGTTCGAATCTGAATCTATTAACCCCGAAAGTGGTGAAGAAGAAGTATTAACACACATTTTTTCGGTGAATGGTAATACATGGCAAGTCAAAGACGCTTATCTTGATGTGGTTGCTCGATTGAATGAAAAAGATTAATTCTTTATATTATATTATGAGGTGTGTGAATGGAACATTTATTATTTACGGAGAAATATCGTCCTAAAAAGATAAATGATTGTATATTACCTGAAAGGCTCAAGAAACCATTTCAGGAATATGTCAATCAAAGTAATATCCCAAATCTTCTCCTAGCTGGTGGTCCTGGTGTAGGTAAAACTACCGTTGCCAAGGCTATGTGTGAAGAAGTTGGTTGTGACTATATGGTCATTAATGGTTCTGATGAAAATGGTGTTGACATCATTCGATTCAAAATTAAAAATTATGCTTCATCAATGTCATTATCTGGTGGTCGTAAAGTTGTTATTATCGATGAGGCTGATTATCTAACTCTAAATGCTCAAGCAGTATTGAGAAATGCAATTGAAGAATATTCACTCAATTGTTCTTTTATCTTCACATGTAATTATAAAAATCGACTAATCGAACCACTTCACTCAAGATGTTCGGTCATTGATTTTGGTTTAAAGAGTAATGAAAAAGCTTCTATGGCTTCTCAATTCTTTAAAAGATTACAGGGAGTTCTTGAATCTGAAAAGATTGATTATGATGATAAAGTAATTGCTGAATTAATAAAGAAACACTTCCCCGATTTTCGTAGAGTATTAAATGAATTACAAAGATACTCACAATTTGGTAAGATAGATTCGGGTGTTCTTGCTCAAATGGGCGATATTCAAATTGGTGAAATAGTTGGTCATCTTAAATCAAAAGATTTTGGTGCAATTCGTAAATGGGCTGCAACATCTGATTTAGACCCATTAACAATATTTCGTAACCTGTATGATGTATTATATGATGTTATGAAACCACAATCTATACCACAAGCCGTTCTTATTCTAGCAGACTATCAATATAAGGCTGCATTTGTAGCTGATCCAGAAATTAATATGGTGGCATGTTTGACAGAATTAATGGCTAATTGTGAGTATCAATAATGAGTGGCCCATTTGATTATGTCAATGAGATTCTATACAGTAAAAAACAACTAATCCTTGACGATTTAACCGAGGCTGAATATAAACCATATCTAGTCAACCGCAGTCTATCCTACCATAAAGACTGTGTATTATATGCGAATGAGATGAATCGCCTATATCATTTAGATAATAAACTCCAGAATGACTTCCTTATAAATATAGTGCGGTCTCAAAAAAGACCATTTGCTAAGTGGATGAAGGTTGAGAAAAACGAAGATTTAAAATGTATAAAGCAAATCTTTGGATTCTCTAATTCAAAGGCTTTAGAAGCTCTCCGTTTACTCAGCAAAGAACAACTCCAACAATTAAAAGAACATACCGATATCGGTGGATTAAGGAAGTAATGTGGTAGATGATATATTCAAAGGCATAGGGGTTGAAATAGACCTTGCTGAGCAAGATGACTTTTTGAAGGTTCGTGAGACACTTACACGAATTGGAGTATCATCTCGTAAAGAAAAAGTTCTTTATCAATCATGTCATATTCTACATAAACAAGGCCGTTATGCTATAGTTCATTTTAAAGAATTGTTTGCATTAGATGGAAAACCATCAAATATATCAGAGAATGATATTCAAAGAAGAAACGCAATTGCTAATCTCCTTGAAGAATGGGGTCTAGTTAAAATACTAAATAAAAAATTACTTGAAGACAACATAGCACCATTACACCAAATTAAGATTATAGCCTTCAAAGAAAAAGAAGAATGGAATTTAATTACCAAATATAATATTGGTAAAAAAACACAAGATTATTAATATGAAACCAGCCTTAAAATTAAAAAATAAATATACTGGTGAATTTGTATATTGTCGTAATACAGAAGATGTATTAAATCATGGAAATGGTTATATCTTCTATCGTGTCTTTAGAAAAGAGGCACCAGACCGAATTTATTTGGTCAATCGAGACGCATATATTATCGTTGACTAAATAAACATGTGATGCCTTAGGGGTCACATTTTTTTATTAACTCGCTTAAAAGGAGCATAACATGACAGTAATAAGTCGATTAACACCATTTTATCATGCAACTCTTGGATTTGAAAACTTCTTCCAAGATATTGAGAAATATTTAGATACAGACCTTAAAACAACAACCTCAGCTTTCCCTCCACACAATATTCTTAAACTAGACGATAATCGTTATGTTGTAGAATTAGCCGTGGCTGGATTTAGTGAAAAAGATATTGATATCTCAACACTCAACGGTGAGTTGATTATTAAGGGAAACAAAGAAGACAAAACCGATTCGGCCGAATACCTTCACAGAGGTATTGGTCTTCGCTCATTCACCAAGACTTTGCGTCTAGCAGACACAGTTGAAGTTGAAGGTGCTGAGTATAAAGATGGAATTCTTCGTATTGGTTTGGTGAATGTGATTCCTGACCACAAGAAGCCCCGTAAGATTGAAATTGGAACTATTCCAACCTCGAGCACAGGTATTGAGCGTGTAAGAGAACTTTTAAATGAGCGTGGCAACAATTACGAAACTGAATAAAGGATGGGGCTTCGGCCCCTACCTTTTTAATTAACTATTGGA